CTAAAGTATCAAAGAAAGAAAAAGCTGCCACAAAAATAGTTAAGAAGATTGATGATAAAGCAAGGTATGATGACGCTGCTCAGACTAAAACTTTAATTGTCATGCAGATATTAGGAAACACAAAAACTTTTTTTGATAGTCAGTCTTTTATACAAGATACAAATGTAGATCAGTATTTGAACAAGACAATAGATGATCAGTATGGTATGTTGTTTGACATGGCACAGGAAAACACTATTCAGGAGATGATAAATGCCCAGTATTGAGTATGCCGGGATGAAGGTATCTGGGGGGAAAGTCTTCGCTATCCTTACCTTATTAGGTGCATTAGGATCAGGTGCGTGGGCCGTTTTTAATTTTTACTCTGACTATCTTTCAATGAAGGAGAAGATTTTACTTTATACTGAGCCGGACCTTTCTGGGTTTGATAAGAAGATTGCACTTGTAGAAAGTGAAACAAATGCAAAAATGGATGCTGTTTTACAAAAAGTTGATGGATTGAAGAGTGAGCTTGACATAGTTTTGGAAGAAATAAGCCTAATCAGTACCGTTAGTAGGGAACTTAAAGACGACCTTAAAGCGGATCTTCGCAACGTTGAGCAAGACGTGCGTCACGTCACCGAAATTGTGAATGACGTGGAAGATAGACAAAAAGAAGATACTAGAGAGATATTTGATGAACTTAAACTAATTGAAGAAAACCTTGACTTACAGATCAATAAGGCTTTAAATAATCCATTGAGTGGGATGAGTGCAAAAACAAAGTAGGAGTATGCCATGTGTGATTGTAAAACAGATGAGGATTGTGTATGTCGCTTAAGATAGAAATGAAAACAGTCCTGCCTTATGTTGTGCTTATTGCAACGATAGGCATGACATGGGGTATGTTTACAGAACGTCTTAATGCAGTAGAAGAGAAGGCAGACAGTGTAGCACAAATGCAGCAAGATATAGCCGTTATTAAATCTAAACTAATACAAATGGATGATAAAATGGCTTGGATAGAAGAGTTTCTTATTAAAACAATGGATTTTTAATGGAAGACGAACTTGATATTATTTGGGAACCCGATTTTGAAATTGGCACATTGCATTGAGGTGCGAACTTTGCGGATGTATGTGTCATTGTTCATTAAACACATCTTGCATGTGCGATTGTCCGAGGTGTGTACATGGTGATCAGCCGAGCCCAAATGAAACAACAGATAACGAAGCCGAAGAGGAGTAAAAAAAATGACAAAACTATGTCCAAGAGGAAAAGCCGCAGCAAAGCGTAAATTTAAAGTGTACCCCTCAGCATATGCAAACGCCTATGCATCAAAGATTTGTGCGGGTAAGATTAAAGATCCTAGTGGTGTAAAGAGAAAAGATTTCAAAGGCCCTAAACCAATGTCAATGGGGGGTTCGGTTTCTCAACAAAGAAAAGAAATATCTGCTCAAAGAATGTCTAAAGGTGGTAGAATTGTGGCAGCTGGTTGTGGCATGGTAGAGGGTAAAAGAAGAAAAAAGACTAAATTACCTCAAAGTATTTATGCCTAAGGACCCTGTAAAAGGAACAGGAAAAAAACCAAAAGGCTCTGGTAGAAGACTCTATACAGATGAAAACCCAAAAGACACTGTCCGCATTAAGTTTACTACTCCTGCTGATGCACGGGCGACGGTCTCAAAAGTGCGCAAAGTTAAAAAACCGTTTGCGAGAAAAATTCAAATCCTTACTGTTGCCGAGCAACGTGCTAAAGTGATGGGTAAAACACAAGTTGCTAGTATCTTTAAAAAAGGTAAAAATAGTATAAGGAAACAACATGGCAAAAAGCGGACTTAAAGAGTGGTTTAGGCAGGACTGGGTCGACATCGGTTCTAAGAAAAAAGGTGGAGGCTTTGCTAAGTGTGGTAGATCTAAACAAAAGAAAGATGCTAAGCGAAAATATCCTAAGTGTGTCCCTAGAGCAAAAGCCAATGCAATGACCAAAGGACAAATTAGATCAGCAGTATCTAGAAAAAGATCAGTAGCACAAGGAGTTGGTGGTAAACCAACTAATGTAAAAACAATTGTCTCGAAAAAAACAAGCAGAAAAAATAAAAGATGATGTAATTCAATGGTCTAAGCAAGTCTTAGAACCAATGAATAAACATCTTGGATTTCCAGCGTGTCCTTTTGCAGCTAAATGGAGAAGAGATAATAAATTACGAATTGAGGTTCGTGTAGATAAGTCAAGGTATGAAAAGCATTTAAATACTTTACTTAAGTCTTGGAATAAAAAACAACATGATATTATCATATTTTGTGATCCCTTCTTTAATCAATACTCCTTTGAACAATTTAATGAAAAAGTAAATTTCTACAACAAGCTTTACAATAGAAGAGATGTATATTTTATGGGATTTCACCCTGATGTTCCGGCGACTGCGGAGGATCAAGAGTTTCTGGTAGATCCTACAGACGACTGTGTTTATGAAGGAAACTTAGAGTACTCTATGATGCTTATACAAAAGTTCAAACAACTTTACGATGCAAGTTGCAAACTACATAAGATAGGTTATTATAAGAAATGGCCAGCTGAGTATTATGACGAAGTCGTTAAGACTCGGCAAGACAAATACGAACAACTTTTTAAAAAGGAGAAAAAAAATGCCAGGTATGAAGAAAACAAAAAACGTAGTAGGTAAAATGAGAGGCGGCGGTAAAGTCGGCAAAACGTCAATGTTAAAAGGCGGCGGTAAAGTTAAGAAAAAAGGCAAAAAGAAATCTGTCGTTAAAAAAAGAGGATAATTTAAATGGCCACATCGGGAACTACAGATTTTGATCTTGAGATTGATGAGATAATTCAAGATGCTTATGAACGGTGTGGCTTTTCCGGAACAAGGACAGGCTATCAATTACGATCGGCAAGAAGAAGTTTAAACCTATTATTTTCTGAATGGGGCAACAGAGGTGTTCACATTTGGAAAGTAGCCAATCACACACAAAGTCTAACTGCAGGGTCAACTGAATACACAGCTCCTGCTGATGCGGCCGACGTTTTAGAAATGGTTTTCAGAAACAGTTCAAGTGTTGATACAACAATGACAAAAATATCTCGTTCAGAATATCAAGCTATACCCAACAAGACTCAACAAGGAACACCAACTCAATATTTTATTCAAAGAAATTTATCAGATGTAAAGATTAATGTTTATCTCGCACCAGACACAACAGGGACAAATCTTAATTATTATTATATAAAAAGAATTCAAGACGTGGGTGCTTACACTAATACGAGTGATGCACCTTTTAGGTTTTTGCCGTGCATGGTATCAGGCCTTGCTTATTATATATCTCAAAAAGTTTCTCCTGAAAGAACACAAGCTTTAAAATTGTATTATGAAGATGAATTGCAGAGAGCTTTGACAGAGGACAGTCAATCAACTTCTGTACATATCGTTCCTCAAAATTACTTTGTGAGTGGTTAATGGGCAACTTTGCTACTGGTGTGCACGCTATAGCATTATGCGATCGTTGCGGTCAAGAGTATGCTTTTCATAAACTAAGACAGGAGTGGAATGGACTGAAAACTTGTCCCTCATGTTTTGAAATCAAACATCCACAATTAACACCACCACATCATAGAGCAGACGCAGAGGCTTTACCTTGGACTAGACCAGCAAGGCGGGAGCCTACAATTGTTTTTGTGGGAGACTCTGGAGATAGTTCTTTTGAATCAAATGGTATGCAACCTTCAGATAGTATTAAAAAATTACAAGCTTCTTTTTCAGTAGGTGAAATAACAATTTCTACCGCAAGCACTACAACTTACACGGTAACAGTCGCAGGTAAAACTGGCGGTGGAAATGCATTCTACATAGACGGTGCGGAAAGACCATCTTTAACAATAAATGAAGGTTCATCAGCTATTTTCAACCTAAGTGATGATACTGTTGACGGGCATCCTTTTTATTTAAGTACGACATCAGACGGAATTCACTCAGGGGGGTCAGTTTATACGACTGGCGTAACATTTAAAATAAACGGTTCTTCAGTATCTCAATCTGCTTACGACAGTGGGTACTCTTCTGCAACAACAAGAGCTTTAGAGATTACAGTAGCAATTGGAGCACCAACACTATATTATTATTGTAGATTACACTCAGGAATGGGTAATGAGATTTTAACACCATGAATTATAGTGAATTATTAGATAATGTAAGAAATTACACTGAAGTAGGCTCTGAGGTTTTATCTAATTCTGTCATTAACGTATTTCTAACAAATGTAGAAAATAAAATAAAAAAAGAGCTTGATCTTGATGCTTTTAGAAAATTTGCCACGACACCTTTTACAATAGGTAGTCCTTTTTTAACATTACCTGATGATTTTGATTTTGAGCGAAGTGTGCAAGTCGTGGATGGTAATGCGGACAGAACTTGGTTAGAACAAAAAGACACAACTTTTATAGATGAGTATAACGTAGACAGAGTAAATAACACAGGCACTCCAAAGTATTATGCAAACTGGGATGAAAACACCTTAATTGTTGCTCCTACTCCAAATGCTGCGATTACTGTGGAATTGTGGTATAACAGCACTCCTGAAAGATTAGGCGATGGGACATCAGGAACTACAACTACAACTTTCTTATCTAACACAGCGCCAGAAATCTTAATATATGGAACAGTGTCTGAAGCCTTTTCATACTTGAAAAATCCTACATTTGTGCAATTATACGAACAGAAGTACAGTCAGGCTGTACAAGGTTTAGCTACCACACAAATGGGTAGAAAACGTAGAGACGAATACGCAGACGGGGTCCTTCGTATTCCAATTAAATCAGTGGACCCTGGAGGTAAATAAAAATGGCGATTACACAAGCGGTATGTGATAGCTTCAAAAAAGAGTTGTTGGAAGGTGAACACGACTTTCGATCCTCTAGTGGCGATCAATTTAAACTAGCTCTGTACGGTGCTTCTGCTTCATTAAGTAATACAACCACTGCGTATACTACTTCACAAGAAGTTAGTGCATCAGGCACATACGCTGCGGGTGGTGGTAACTTAACTAGCACGGGCGCTGCTGCAACAAATAACACATCATTCATAGACTTTAGTGATATTAGTTTTACAAGTGCAACTATTTCAGCACAAGCGGCTGTGATATATAATTCAAACACTTCTGCAACAACTAATACTAATGCTGCAGTTATGGTTTTGGATTTTGGAGCGGTTAAAACATCAACATCAGGAACTTTCACAGTACAATTCCCAACTAACAACGCTTCTAGTGCTATTTTAAGAATTACTTAAAATAAACGCCAGGTAAAGCGTTATGTTTTTTGGTAAAACCACATTTGCTGAAGATTCATTTGCTTCACAAGGCATTAAAGATGTAAGTGTTTCTGTTACAGGCCAAAGTCTTACTACGGCTATTGGCACAGAGACAGCAATTTCTAATGTTACTGTTGTACCTACAGGTATAGCACTTACCTCCACACAAGCGTCAGTAACGGTATTTTTACCAGACGTAACTGCAACTCCTACTGGTATTGCAGTCAACTTTCAAAGTATTGGTTCTTACTCAGTTGAGGCAGGTGGTGAAATTACCACAATTGTTGGATCTGAAAGTTTATTAAACACAAGTGTTGGCACATCTACCGTTCAAACAGATGTTGTAAATCAACCGTCAGGCATTGCATTAACAACTGCTCAGGGCACTGCTACACAATCTAGTGCAGTTATTGCTCAACCAAGCGGTATAGCGATGACCACAGCTCGTGGTTCAATATCATTTACAAGTGATTTAATTGTAGATCTTACAGGTAATGGCCAGTCATTATCGACTGCCATAGGCGATGAAACTTTTGTCGGTAATGTCACTGTTACACCAACAGGCATAGCTTTAACATCGACTATTGGCACATCAGCAGCCGTGCCAAGCATAATAGTGACACCTACCGGTATTGCTATGACATCAGCTCAGGGGACAGCACAAGGCATATCTGTAACAATCGCTGCACCAAATGGCATAGATGTATCTTTGAACATAGCCACTCCTGGAGTGGTTGCTTGGTCACCAGTGGTGCCAGGTGTTACAAATACATGGACTCCAGTTGATGATAGTGCTACAAATACATGGACAGAAGTAGATGACAGAGAGGTAGCTTAGTGCTATAAAATAACATGGCTTTCGTAATTAATGATAGAGTAAAAGAAACGACCACAACCACCGGTACAGGCGCTTTTGCCTTAGGCGGTGCAGTTCAGGGCTTTGAAACATTTGGAACTGGTATTGGTAATAATAATACCACTTACTATGCAATATTTAATCCAGGCACAACTGAGTTTGAAGTAGGGCTTGGCACCCTAGATGCTGATAGTTCAGACTTAGCTAGAACCACAGTCATATCATCATCAAATAGTGATAGTGCAGTAGATTTTACTGCAGGCACAAAAGATATATTTTGTACCATGCCAGCATCAAAAGCTGTAATTGAGGATGCAGACAATGACGTAAGTATTGGTAGACATTTGACTATTGGCTCACAATTAAGAATGCCAGATAATACATCAGGTAAAATACTTGTTGGTGATGGCACGAGTTATCAAGAAGTTGCAGTTTCAGGAGATGCTACTTTGTCAAGTAGTGGTGCATTAACAATATCAGGCGGTGTATCACAAGGCTTCGTGATTGCAATGAGTGTGGCGCTTTGATAAAAATATGGATAGGAGATAATTAATTGGCTCAAGATTTTGAAA